GTACCCGCAGCAATGTTGCAAAGAAAACTAAGACAGATTGCAGCAGCTATTGGGTATGGTCAAGTTGAGATTTTTCCTAAACAAACAAAACTGTTATTAGATAGAGGAGATAGAGGCAGTACATTAAATATGCCTTATTTTGGTGGAGAGAACTCTACTAGATATGCCTACGATAAAAAAGGAGCAGCAATGACTCCTGAAGAATTTTTAAACTATACTAAAGAAATAGAATTAACCCCCAACGAATTAGAAAAACTAGAAGCTAGTCCATTAAATGAAACTATGGACTGGTTAGACCAAGCACCTCCATGTATACAGCACTTAGTAGTACAGGGTTTTCCTAAAGGCTCACGAAACTCAGGACTGTTTAATGTAGGAGTTTTCTTAAGGAAGAAGTTTCCTGATGACTGGGAACGTAGATTAGAAGACGTTAATATAAAGTTTATGCAACCTCCACTAGGAGCACAAGAAGTATTAACAGTAGCTAAACAACTACAAAGAAAAGATTATTTCTATAAGTGTAATGACCAACCTATAGCGAGTCATTGTAATAGTCCTTTGTGTAGAACTCGTAAGTTTGGTATAGGTGCTAACGGCGGCACACCTTTATTCAGTAACCTTACAAAACAGGATAGCGACCCACCGATATGGTTTTTAGATGTTGAAGGCGGTAGACTAGAGTTAGAAACAGACGACCTGTTAAATCAAAATAGATTTCAACGTAAGTGTATGGACGCTCTTAACAAGATACCACCTAAGGTAAAAGAAAACGTCTGGAATCAGATTATACAGCAGTTGTTAGACGCTATAACAATAGTAGAAGTTCCTAAAGAAAGTTCTACAGAAGGCTACTTTATGGAACTCTTAGAAGCTTTCTGCACAGAAAGACCTGCTAGGGAACGTGACGAGCTATTGTTACATAAGCCATGGACTAATAATGGTAAAACATATTTTAGACTTATGGATTTAATGGATTATTTACATAGAAATAATTTCAAAGAATACCAAAGAAATAAACTTACATCTAAACTAAAACAGCTTCACGGAGAGCCTTACTTTTTTAATATTAAAGGCAAAGGTGTAAACGTTTGGTTTATAGAGGAGTTTAAAGCACAGGACGAGCCTCATGACTTGCCTGAATTTAACGATAATTTACTATGATAGATTTAAAGAAAGGATATTTTAAAAACCAAGACCCTGTCATCACTGATTGGGATAAGCCAACGATACGTGAGTTTAACGGTCATAAAGTTTTAGGTAGAAAAACAGCAGGGTACGGCAGTACGTTTGCTTATGCAGGTAAAGAATATAAAGGACGTACTTGGACAGATAATCACCGTATTTTTAGAATCAAAACTTTAACCGAGTTTATGTTATTACAAGAGTACGACTTGCAAGTTGACTTCTCGTTTTGTTTATGTGGCTACTACGGTACTGATGGTAAGGGCATCCCCCACCACTCGGACACTGTACCTACACTAGATGACCTAGTAGTATCGATATCGTTCGGTGCACCTAGAGTTTTTACGTGGCGACATTATCAAAACGAAGTAAAAAAGAAAACAAACACAAGCGAAATAGAAACGAATATAGAAAACTTTGTAGTGGGTGAAGATACCTATATATTGGAACATGGTGATGTATTAGTTTTTGATGGACATAGTCAAATGAAATCTACTCACGCTGTACCTGATATGGTCGCAGCAGAAGAACGAATTAACTTAACTTTTAGAACTGGAATATGACCTTACCAAGCCACACACAAGTTATTCTTGGACCACCAGGAACAGGAAAAACGAGCACTTTGCTCGGTCTAATTGAAGATGAGCTAGAAAGCGGAACACAGCCCGAAAGCATTGGGTTTTTTACGTTCACTAAAAAAGCTGTTACTGAAGGTAAACAAAGAGCTATGGCTAAGTTCAGTATCAGTGATAAAGATTTACCTTATTTTAGAACACTACATTCATTAGCATTCAGACAACTAGGATTAACTAGGGAAAGTGTTGTAAGTAATACAGATATAAAAGACCTAAATGAAAAATTAAATCTACGGCTAACAGGCAGAACGACTACCGATGACGGACATTTGTTCGGTATGACCCATGATGACCGTTTAGCGTTTATAGAAAACCTTGCTCGTATGCGTAATATACCATTAGAGCAACAATGGCACGAAGTAGAGGACGCGGTAGGTTGGTTTGAACTAGAAAGATTTGCCAGAGGGTTACAGTTATTTAAAGAAGACAGGTTGTTAGTTGATTATACAGATATGCTCTATAAGTTTTTACACGAAGGGGATGTGCCATCGTTAGATGTTATGTTTGTAGACGAAGCTCAAGACCTGTCTCCTTTACAATGGGCTGTAGTTCGTAAGGTTGCAGAAAAAGCTAAAAAGATTTACGTAGCAGGAGATGACGACCAAGCTATTTATAAGTGGGCAGGTGCTGACGTTGATTACTTAATTAACAACTCTAAGAACGCTATGGTACTTAAACAATCGTATCGTGTGCCGTCGTCTGTTCACGAAGTAGCTAGTCGTTGTATAGGTCAAGTTCGTTCTAGAATACATAAAGAATGGACTCCTAGAAAAGATAAAGGTATTGTTCGTTGGGAGCCTACGATAGAACTAGTCAATATGGAAAAAGGTGATTGGCTCGTCTTGGCAAGAACTAATTATTTATTAGAAGATGTAGATGAGTATTGTAGAAACGAGGGATGGTTTTTCGAAGTAAAGGGTAGACCAAGTATCTCAGAAGCAAAGGTACGAGCTGTTATTTATTGGGAACGCCTACGTAAGGGCGAAACAGTTAGCTTAAACGAATGTGCCAATATACTTAAATACGTTAAAGTGGATAAACATAAGAAACTAGACTTGCTCGACTCTGATTTAACAATGCAGTATCAAGATTTAAAAAGTCATTTTCCTGATTTACCTGAGGGCAACTGGTATGATGTTTTTACTCTACTGAGCCCTAGTGAAGTTAGTTACATTAGAGCTATGTTACGTAGAGGAGAAAAGATAACTAAGCAACCTAGAATACGATTATCTACAATACATGCTGCTAAAGGCGGTGAAGCAACTAACGTTGTACTACTAACCGATATAACTACAAGAGTTTATAAAAATTATCAACAAAACCCTGATGATGAAAACAGGGTATTTTATGTTGGTGTAACGAGAACAAAAGAAAACTTGTATTTAATAGAACCGAAATCGCCACGCTGCTATCAGATATAAAAGTTCTTTACTTTGCATATAAAAGTAAAGTATAAAAGGTATAATTATTTTTAATTATTTATGTTTAAAGAAAGGAGAAAATTATGAACATATTTTATTTTAGTGAAGACCCTGTGGTTTCTGCTAAAGCACAACCTGACAAAATGTTAGTTAAAATGCCTTTAGAGACTGCACAGATGTTATGCACCGCCCATCGTATATTAGACGGAGATGAATATGCAGATGAAGTTGGATTATATAAAAAAGCCTACATGAACCACCCATGTACTATATGGGCTAGAGAGTGTAGTGGTAACTACTGGTGGCTCTATAAACATTTTTTAGCGTTAGGTAATGAATATACTTACCGCTACAAACGTACTCATGCTAGTGTTGCAAAACTAGCTGATGCCTTATATGTAATGCCTAAAAATATTACTAGAGGTTTAATGACCGACGTAGCACAGGCTATGCCTGACGAGTACAAAAACGAGGACTCTACTTTAGCTTACCGTAATTACGTGATTAACGAGAAGCATTACGCTAAGTGGGAGAAGGGTAGAAATAAACCAAGTTGGTGGAGGTAAAATAAAATGTCATCAATAAGAAAGAAACTACTCGTTAATGAAAACGATAGTAAAAATACAAGAATGGATATAGCTAGTGCAGGTGTACTGGCTAACTGGCGACCCGATGAGTTAGCTCATATGAGTCGTTTCGATAAGATTGCTTCTATGTGTATAGAAGAAGCTAAACGTCTAGGTAGACCACTAGATACTTTTGAAGTTGGGTGTGGTGAATGTTGGACGCTTAGAAATTTATATAAAGCATACGTTATTAAGAAGTCAGATGTGATTTCATCATATTATGGGTACGATATAGACCCTGCATGTGAGTACGAATCACCTTACTGGTCAAACGCAGGAGGATTACTAAAAGACTCTACATGGTTTCAGAACTTCAACGCAGAAATACGTATACAAGATTTAACAGTAAACCCTGTATTCGACCTAGAAACTGAAAGTATTGATTTTTTCTGGACTACCGAAGTTATTGAGCATATGGGTAGAGAATTTATTGCTGCATGGTTAGATGATGCTGCTAGGGTAATTCGACCAAACGGTTTAGCTTTTGTTTCTACGCCTAACCACGATGGTTCTAACGACAAGCTTCCTGAAGACCACGTATATGAGTGGGGTTTCCAAGAACTAAAAGAAGAACTAGAAAGGAACTTCGAAATAGTTGACGTAACAGGTACGTTTATACAGCTACCTAATTTAAAGAAAGCTATGAAACAACCTAAAATAGGTTTAGGGTGGACTCCTGAACAGTTTGAAATGTTACAAAACAGATACGGTAGACAGTTCTTAAGAGTTGTTGCTGCAACCTTCTATCCTGAAGTTGCTAATAACTGTTCTTGGGTATTAAGGAAGAAGTAATGACTGAGTTTCTTGCAGAAGAACTAGACCGTTTTTGCTATTGGCAAACAGAACGCGAAAGTATTAGAGTCAAAAAAGAAGAATATAAGCTTCCAGCCCCATGGACTGATGACCCTATTTTGCAAGAGTTTAAATTCTGCCAAGTCTTCCGAGAAGACGATAGAACAACTAGGTGGTTCAGAACACATATAAGAGAGCCTTTAGCCAATAGTTCTGATGTTATTATGGCTACGATTATTTTTCGTTGGTTTAATTTTATACCTACAGGAAGAACGTTAGTAGAAAATGATTTACATAGGAACTGGGAGGGTGATAAAGCTATACAGCTTATACGAAAACAACCTAAGTGGGTGACAGGCTCTTACATTATTAAAACACCAAATGGTATGGATAAAGTAACAGGTGTAGTTGATTGTATTAATAATGTTTGGAAGGATAAAGACTGGATAACTAAGCGTTTAGAATACGATAAAAAAGAAGGAACAAGTTCTTTAAAGTCTGCATGGACATTACTTAGACAATACCCATATATGGGTCCATTTATGTCTTATGAGGTTGTTACTGATTTAAGGCATACCTACGTATTAGATGAAGCCGAAGATATTATGACATGGGCTAATGCAGGTCCAGGAGCTATGAGAGGGCTAAACAGATTAACAGGCAGACCGCTTGATTTTTCTCATCGCAGCCACGACTGGAACACCGAAATGCAAGAACTATATCAAATAGTTATACGCAGATTACCTGCACATATTGCAATGCGTAACGATAGAGTGTATGAACTACGTGATATCGAAGGAGGACTTTGTGAGTTTGATAAGTATTCAAGAATATTTAAAAACGAAGGACGAACAAGGTCTATATATAAAATTAATAATCTTCCTGAAGTAGAAGATTTAATAGAAGGAGAAAGTAAGTATGGGAAAAGTGAATGAATATTCTTTAGACCTTATAGAGAACTACGGAGAAGATGTTGATTGTTTTTACACGCAGTTTTTAGAAGTAGCTTTCTTTTTGAAAGTTGCGGCTAGTAATGAAATGGCGATAGCTTTCGTAAAAAGAAAATTACCTGCGTTAAACGAAAGCGAGATAAGTTTTCTTATCGGCGAGATAGTGGAGGCGTATCAAGAAACATTATGAAAGTAATCAATGCAAGAAATGTAAACGATGCTCTACTATTAGGTATTGACTTGTTTAATGATAATACCTCGTATAGGGTGCAGGAAAGCCGTAATGGTACGACCTACGAAGCATTAGAACCAGTAACAACGGTTTATAGTAGACCTTGTGAAAGGGTGTGTTTACTTAAAGTAAGAGACGCTAACCCTTTCTTTCATTACATAGAAAGTTTATGGATGTTAGCAGGACGCAAAGATTTAAAACCCTTGACGTATTTTGTAAAATCTATGGAAGACTTTTCAGATGACGGCGAGACTTTGTGGGGTGCTTACGGTTGGAGATGGAAAAGTTATTTCCATAAAGACCAGATAGATATTGTCTATAGAATGTTAAGAAAAAACCCTGAAGATAGAAGGGCGGTATTACAGATGTGGGATGCAAATAAAGACCTTAATAGAAACGGTAAAGACGTCCCTTGTAATACGAACATCTATTTTAAGATTAGAGAAGATAAGTTAAACATGACTGTTTGTAACAGGTCTAACGATATGTTATGGGGTGCTTATGGTGCTAACGTAGTACATATGTCAGTGTTACAAGAATATCTTGCTGCTCTACTAGGTGTCGAGGTCGGAACATATAGGCAAGTTAGCGATAGTTTTCATGTCTACTTAAACCCTGTTTGGGATAAAGTAAAAGATATTGAAATAGATATCTATACGTATAAAGATATACCAAATCCATACGATACATTCTCATCAGAATATAAACACGTTCCTTTGTTCACACGTCCTGACGATGTTCAATGGGAACTAAATAGGTTTTTTAACATACATTATAACGATTTAGATACAAAAGGTTGGGTAAATCCAGCATTAAAAGATATAGCTGTTCCTATGGTGTTAGCGTTTAACTCATATAAAGATAAAGATTATAAATCAGCATACGAACATATAGAAAATATAAAAGCCATTGATTGGAAAACGGCTTGTCTCGGTTGGGTCCGCAAAAGAGACAAGACTTTAATTAATAACGCGGACGGAGGAGAAAACTTATGAGTAAGTGGGAAAATATGAAAGAAGTTGCCCAAAACGATTTAGAAGCTCTAAAACGAGCTGAGACTTCGTACGGTGATTCTTGGAGACGTCGTGGAGGTGTAGGTGCCTTTATGATGTTGGCACGTAAGTTCGATAGGATAGAACATCAGTCGCAAAAGCACGGATGGGATGTTTTCGAAGCAGGTGAAGTCTACAAAGGCGAGGCAGGTCTACTAGACGACATTAGAGACTTACGCAGGTATCTTCTATTAGTAGAAGAATATATATTAGCAAATACAAACACAGGTTCTACTATAGAAGAAGCTGAAGATGTAAATTACTCTGTTGAAGAAGACAGAGAGGAGGATTATTAATATGGGATTTTGGTCTAAATTTGTAAAGTTTTTCACTCCACCACCAGTAGAAAAAACTAATAAAATAAGCAAAGCAAAAGTTATCGAAGAAGCTACGGTGAAGCTTGATAAGTTTGATGACGCTCCTGTGATTAAAAGTGTACCTAAACGTGCTAGAACGAAAAAAGGAACATATAAAGCAGATGATAAATCTACTCCTAATGTAAACGAAGCTTGGGTTGGCGGTAAAGCACCTAAGAAGAAAAAAGTAACTAAAGCAAAAGCAGGTAAAGTTAAAATTACTACCAATAACATAGGTGATTAATGATTTTACAACATACCTTGTTTGAACCTAAAAGCTCTTGGACTACTCCAGATGTTTTTCCTCAGTTTTCTGAGACAGAAACTATTGCAGTAGACTTAGAAACTTATGACCCCCACTTATTGACCTGTGGTCCTGGTTGGGCTACAGGTCGTGGTCATGTCGTAGGTATAGGTATAGCGACAAACAACTGGCAAGGTTATTTCCCTATCCGTCACGAGGGGGGAGGTAATCTTGACGAAGGTATGGTATTGCGTTGGTTAACAAATACACTCAGTTCTACAAAGCGAGACGTTATATTCCATAACGCACTCTACGATGTAGGTTGGTTAAGGAGAGAGGGAATTATTGTAAAAGGTAGAATACTTGATACGATAGTTGCTGCTCCTTTAATCAACGAAAATCGATACTCTTATTCACTCGACAATCTCGGTAGTTTTTATTGCGATGAAAAGAAAGACGAGTCTTTACTACAAGACGCAGCTTTGGCTTACGGTGTTAATCCTAAATCAGAGATGTATAAACTTCACGCTAAATATGTTGGACCTTATGGCGAACAAGACGCTGCTTTAACATTGAAGCTTTGGAACAAACTTAAAGTAGAAATAGACGAGCAAGGACTACAAAAGATACTGGATATGGAATCTAAATTAATTCCTCTTTTATTAGAAATGCGATGGAGAGGAGTTAGGGTTGACGAAGAAAAAGCTGAGCAAGTAAGTAAAAAGCTCTCTACTGAAGAACAAAAGATACAGGTAGAAATAAAAAGGAAGTACGGCAGTGATGTCAACTTATGGGCTAATGCTTCTCTACAAAACATATTTGAAAAGAACAAATTATGGTTTCCGAGAACAGAAAAAGGCATGGCTAGTTTTCAAAAAGACTGGCTAGAAGGACATGAGCATGAACTTCCTCAATTAATTGTTAGGGCTAGAAAGTTAAATAAAGCGAGAACTACGTTTATTGATAAGATGATTATGGAACACGCTTTTAACGGCAGAATACACGCAGAAGCTCATCCTATGCGTAATGATAGAGGAGGCACAGTTAGTGGTAGATTTAGTTATAGTAATCCTAATCTACAACAAGTTCCTGCACGTGACCCTGAGATAGGCAATATGATACGTTCTTTGTTTATTCCCGAAGAAGGTTGCCAGTGGGGTGTATTCGATTACTCTCAACAAGAACCAAGACTTACTGTTCACTACGCTAGTCAGATGAATCTAAATGGTGCTGAAAAAGCAGTCGCTCAATACACAGACGACAACGCAGACTTTCACCAAATAGTTGCAGACATGGCTAACATACCGCGTAAACAAGCCAAGACTATTAATCTAGGTTTGAGCTATGGAATGGGTAAAGAAAAACTGATTAAAGAATTAGGTATCGATGATACAGAAGCTGAAAAACTGTTTCAACAATACCACGCCAATGTTCCTTTTATTCGTGCTCTACAAGACCAATGTGCAAGGGTGGCGATGGAACGAGGATATATAAAAACATTTGCAGGTAGGCACTGTCGTTTTAATCTGTGGGAAAGCAGATACGAAAGGACTCTACCTTTGCCTCTAGAAGAGGCTAAAGAAAAATACGGCGACGACCTCAAAAGGTCATATACATATAAAGCCCTTAACAGACTAATACAAGGCTCTGCCGCTGACATGACTAAGTTAGCGATGATAGGTCTTTGGGAGGAAGGAATAGTTCCTCACCTACAAGTTCACGATGAAGTTGATATTTCAGTAGAGAACACAGAACAAGCGAACACAATAACAAGAATAATGGAGAATTGTGTTGAACTTGCTGTTCCCCTGCTAGTGGACCAAGAATTAGGTAAGTCATGGGGCGAAACAAAGGAAATAAAAAGATGAAAGGTATCTCTCAACAAAAAGCAAAAGAAAACTCCATTAAGTACAGGGATATGTATGATACGTGGAACAACACAACTATAACATTAGAACAGCTCGGCAAAGAACATAATGTTACAAAACAAAGAATGTGGCAAATAATTACACGTTGTAAGCTCGGTGACGGTGATTATTATTACGGTGTTCATGTCGCACGTAACAAATGGTCAGAATTCAAACAACTCTACTCGGACGTCAATCAAACAAAAAGAGCTTTTGATGAGTGGTTAAAGGAACGAGAAATTAAATTAATCGAAAATAATCAAAAAGTTGCACCTCATACGGGTTGGGATTGGTAATCGGTAAATTTTTAGGCTTTTCTAAAAAATCGGCTTTACCAGACGCCACAGGTTAAACGAACGGCTAGTAGTTAATGGTTTAGATTAAGAAAAGCTTAAAAGCTCTTAGAACGTCCCAGCTTAGCTTAGCTGGGATGTAGGCTCTAAACGAGGTTTCTGAGGAGCTTTTTATTCTATTTACTAGTTTACTTTCGCTTTTTTCTCCTTTACCCTATTTATATGGCTAAAAATAAAGGAACTAAAGCATATATCGGAGAAGATGGATTACTTCATCCTGTTTTATGTGCTTCTCCTGAATGTGAAAAACCACTTGCTGATAGAGGTTATAAATATTGTTCTTCTAAATGTGCTCAACGTACTAGCACCTTAAAGAATATGAAATCGTATAAAAGTATACATAAACATGATTTAGGTGTTTGTGGAGCAAGGAATACGAAAGTTGAAAGCTCTATCAAAAAAGATGAAACTTTTGTAATGGGTAATGGTCGTTATACTATAGACGACATACCTATTGATAACGATATATGGGAAGCTGTAGAATTACGCGACGAACAACATAGGCTCGATTGTATCGAACACGAAAACAGAAGGGTCATAGCAGGATTCGAAGAATTTATAAAATCTTATAACGAACATCATGATGTTGCTTATGCAACGATGAAAGCTAGACAACTAAAAGAACAAAATGGCTAAAGAAAAGAATCTTTGGCTTCTACTTAGAACAAATCTACCTCATATCCATTTACAGAGAATTGAAACAGGAATGACAGGAGCAGGAGTTCCTGATGTGAACGGCTGTGCAAAAGGTAAAGAGTTCTGGA